TTGAGCGGGGAAGCGGGGACCGCCGAAGCCCCCCCGCCATTTCCTGCGAACTAGTTCGCTATGATGATCCCCGGCGGGTAAGCGATCTGGTCCTCGCGATCGAGGACGAGGAACGCGAACATCCGGCCCGCCGTGAACACCCCGGCCGCGGTGTAGCCGAGCCGCAGATAACGCGGCAGCCCCATCATCGCTCCCGGATGATCGGCGAAGGCTCCGGCGATGCGCGGCCAGTCGAGGTCTAACAGCCGCGTGCCAACCAGCAGGTTGGCGGTCACGATTGTCGGCCCGGTGGCCAAGGTCACCCAGGTCGAGTTGTCGACTGACGCCTGAGCACTGACGGTCATGCTTGTCCCGCCGACCCCGGCGACGCTGACCTGGCACAGGATTTTCATCGCCGGGTCGTCGCCAATGCCGATGTCTCGGGCGTTCGCCAAGTCGATCACATTGTTCGACGTGGTGATCGCCGCGAGCATCGGGTCGTCGCCCATGCCCGCCGTGCCCTGACCGGTGCCGGAGCCGATTGTCGTGATCCCGGCGATGCCGGAGAACTGAAGATAGCCGTCGAGATACATTTCTCGTCTCCTTAGACCAAACGCGCTTCGGTGTTGAGGATGGCATCGACAGTACGTACTGGTATGCCCCTAAACGCGGTGACTACATGACCGTCGAATTCCATCATGTTTAAGAGGACGTTGGTCTTGTTCATCGCCTGCAAGTCGAGGTAGGTCGACACCACACGGTTGCAGTAGATCGCGACCCGGCCCATCGGCCCCGAGACCGTCGGCGCGTCCGAGGTCGTCACCGGGTTGTACCGGCTGGAGCCGGTCGGCAGGCGCCGCAGCCCGCGCACGATCCCGTTGAGCAGGTTCGCCGCGTTGACTGAGTTCAAGAGGGTGACGTCGATGTTGCACAGCCGCACGACATAGCGCCAGTCGCGCAAGGTGAAGCCGAGCTCCCATTTGTAATGATCGCGGTACGCCATGTAGAGACCGTTATTGGCGTCGGTTACCGGCCACTCCCCCATGTCTTTATGGATCAGCCCGGTGATCTTGCCCTTGGGGAAGATGCCATGCGCGGTGTCTGCGCCCCAGACGACGATCCACAGCGATGTGTTGGTCGACCCAGTACCGCCCATGTCGATCACATTGGCGGCGGTCTGCGCGGTCGCCGTGTTGACGCTGTTGTAGCGCGGGCTGAGCCCGTGAAAGCGCTCGGGGTTTACGCCCAGATTGCCGTAGATCAGGGTCTGCGCCATCTGCTGCGACATCGCCTCGAGGAAGGACCGGGTCTCGGAGAGGCGGAACTCGGCGGTGTTGCCATTGAGGTCGGCGAGATCCTTGTCGATGTCGCTGAACGCCTCGAGGTTGCCGACCGTGTCGATGACCTGGGCGGTCGTCGATTTCGACCGCTGCACGCCATAGTTCAACAGGCGCCACGAGGCCGTCGGCAGTCCGGTTCGCACCGTGGTTTTGTGCCCGGTCGGCAGATTGCCTTCGACCATCAGCATGTCGTCGAGGATCTCGTTGGATTGCGAGAGCAATTCGACGATCGCTGCGGTCTTGTAGTCGTCGTCGACGCGTTTGGCCCAGTCCGCAAGGGTCAGGGCGGTTGAGGTAAGGGTTGCCATTTACTGTCTCTCCGAAAGATGTGGGTACATGACTTCGGCGAGAGACCGCGGAGCCCGGCGCGACGGCGCATCCCCACTGACCGGCGTCCCTTCGCTCAGGGCCTTCGCCCAGCGATAGAGCGACCGGATGGCGGCGGGGTTGTCGCCGATGCCGGTGATTTCCAGGGCCTCGCGAAACTTCGGATCGGTCAATTCCGGATTGTCGAGGATCTTGGCGACGGTCCTCTTCACGTCGTCCAGGTTATTGCCGCCGATTTCCTTGTCCGCCTTTACAGCCGTGACCCAACCCTCTCGGGTAGTCTTCCAGGCATCGAGGCTTTTCATTGCCTCGGCGCTGGCGACGGTAACGTAAAGGTCCATCAGAGATTGCGCCGTCGCCTGGGACATCCCGGACTGTTTTGCAATCTCGCCAAACTTCCCGAACACTTCGGGGTCGGGCTTGACCCCTTCAGGAAAGGTGATCTTCTCCGCCTCGAACGGCTCGGGCGGTGGTGCGGCTGGTTCTTCGGGCTTGGCTTCTTCCGCCGGTTTCTCGGTGAGCAGCGTCGGGGTTTCCGATGCCGGTGCCGTTGTTTCTTGTGGGGCAGGCGTGTCCGGTGCCGCTGTTGCCGGCGTGTCCTGAGCTTTTGTCGAAGGGTCGGCCGCCGCTGGCGTCTCGGTTGCCGCGCTCGGATAGATCGTCTCAGCAGCGCTTCTAGTCTCGGACATCGGCTCGGTCCTTCGCTTCCTTCATCATCTGGAGGTAGGCCTCGGGGCAGCACACCTGGATCTGCCCGATAAGCTGCAGCCCGACATTGCGCTCGCCCTCATTGGCGGCCATGCGCAACGGGTCCGGCGACCACGACGTCTCGTAGATGTGGCAAATCTGGAGCAGATCGAAGATCCACTCGCGCCCGTCGATCGACGCCATGATGTTGCGCAATACGGTCGCCCTGATGTTCTCGCGCGCCTTGGCATTGCGCGCCCGCTCCTTGACGTGCTTGGGGTCGCCAAGGTCGAGGGGGACATCGTCATCACGGGCTTCACTCATGGCATCGCTCCGCCCGGCGGGCCACCCCCGCCACCAGGTGCGCCGCCAGCCACGCCACCGCCCAGCATCGCCTGCAGCGCGTTCTGTCCCCCGCCGACATCGGTCTGGCTGAGCACCTGGGCACCCTGCACGGCGGCCGAGCCGGTCTGCAGGGCCTGCTGGGTCTGCTGCTGCTGGCGCGCCGCCTGGGCGCGCTGTTGGCGCAATGCGTCGCGGTCCTGATCGGTGCGCAGGATGCGCTGGTCGGCGCCGAGCGCGGCGACATAGAGGTGGATGGTCTGGTCGAGGTCGTAATTGTCGAGCACGGTCTGATCGACCGCGACGAGGTTGCCGCCGAACTGGACGCTGCGCTCGATCGCGGTGGTCTCGGCGGCGCGCATCGCCATCGCGAATGGGCTGATGTAGCGGATCGCGACAAACGCTCCGGCCGCGGCCGGCGGCGGCGGCGGGAACAGGCCGGCGCGGTGCATGACCGCCCAGGTGCGCTCGATGGCGGGCGCCAGCGCCTCGTTGTCGAGCCGCTTGATGACCGGCAGCATGACGAGCTTCTCCTCGACCCGGGCGTGGATCTCGGAGGCCGTTCGCACCGTCTCCAAGTTACTGATGTCGGTGAACAAATTGTTGAAATAGGTCTTGCGGATGCGCTCCTGGATCTCCTGGATGTCCTGCTTGATCTCGGCGATCGGCGGCACGATCGTGAAGATCGGCTCGAGCCCCGGACGATCGCGGCCAAAGCCGTTGACATAGGTGATCCCGCCGGGGAGCATGCTGGCAGGCTGATTTTTGAGCTGGACGTCAGCCTTTAGGGGCGGGTTGACCATCTTGTCGATGGCCTGCCCCTTTCTTTTGGTCTCCTGCTGCAATTGCCGGTCGTCGCCATAGGCGTCCATGCCGGGGCTGCGCCCGTAGGGATCGTTGCCGACGACGTCCCAGCGCGGCACGAAGCCGGGGAACTCGTTGTAGCCCGTCTTGCGCAGCAACAAGTCCTGTGAGCTTCCCCACTCCCAATAGCATTCCCTGAATTTGAACCGCTTGGGGATCCCGTAGAGCTCGTCGCTGTTGGGCTCCAATGCGTGGGCGATGATGAGTTCGCGGGTCAGCGCGACGCCACCCTCCTTGTAGAGCCGCCGCACGCTCTCCGAGCAGGCCTCCTCGCCGAACTCTTGCACGATCTGCGCGACGGTCATCACGAACTTGCGATAGAACACCGTTACCCGGTGCTTGGAATCGACGTCGATGAAGTATTCGCCGAGGCACGGGTTGAAGCACCGGATGACGTCGTCGTAATCCTCGTAGATCAGGACGGCGGCCGTCCCGAACACGACGAGGTCGAAATACATGACCGCCATCGCGTTGTAGAAATTCGACTCCTGAAAGACGGTGTACATCCGGCGGGCGCACTCGGCGAGCCAGAGCACGACGTCGGAACCGGGGTCGGTGATACCGTCGATCTCGAACTTGAACCACGGCGTCGCCGGGTTGGTCAGGCCCGACAACAACCCGCTGGTCAGGGTGCGGGCCGCCAGCATCGAGGTTGAATCGATGATCGCCGAGTTGATCGGCGAGCCGCGCGACGCCTCGTTCGGCGTCACCAGCCATTTATAGCGCCGCGGCAACGTGTATGTCGCCAGCAGCCGCCAGTGCTGCCACCAGCTGTAACGGTTGTTTTCGAGCCCGCTCATGCGGCTCTCGACCTTGCGGCGGATCTGCTGGTTGCTCTCGGCGTTGCCGCGGGATTGCTGCGTCGCGGAATCGCGCGGGCGCCCGGCGTCGGACATGGTGGGGGTGCCGCCCGCGCCATTGGCGCCATTGGGCGGGCCGGTCCCGCGATAAGCTGGTGACGCTGATCTAGCCACCCAGCAATGCCTTCTTGCTGGTGCTGTAGGGCGCGGTGGTGCCCATCGGCGAGGTCAGGATCGTCGAGGCGAGCCCGCCGATCGGCTGGGCCGTGCGCCCTGGTGCCGCGACCGCGCTGGCATAGGTCGGCGGGTTGGGCGGCGGGGGCGGGGGAGGTGGGGGAGGAGGCGGCTTTGGAGCGCCGCCGAACAGGCCCATGTCAGTTTACTCCAATTGTCCCGAGATGGATGAAGCTCGACGAGCCGCCACCTGTGCTTGCCCCGGATGAGACATAGGTGACTACGATTATCCCTGGCGCCCCCGCTCCAACGGCTCCGCGTGTACCACCGGCAAAGGTATAGCCTGGAGCACCGCCACCGCCGCCATAGAGACCGCCTGTACCGCCTGGCCCAGTCGTAACCGCTTCATTTACGTCGCGGGAACCAGAACCGCCCCCACCGCCGCCCGGGCCTGCCGTACCTCCCGCAGTAGCGGTCCACACGCTGCCGGTTGAGCCGTTGCCGCCTTTTCCGCTTGTTCCGCCAGGACCAGCTGTGATCGCTCCAGAGCCGCCACCGCCCGCACTGTCGCCAACCAAACCGTTGCTACCCGCAGTTGATGGATTACCACCTGCGCCGCCGGTCCCACCAGATGCGCCCACATTATTGCCATTGCCGCCGGGGCCACCGGTCGGATCAGTTCCACCCGTGCCGTCCGTACCTATTGTCGTCCCGCCACCGCCAGTACCGGAAATCGTACTACCACCGGGACCGCCTGATCTTCCAATCCCGGCCGGGCCACCAGCGCCCCCGCCGCCCGTACCGCCCTCCTTGCTCAGCGCCCCAAGGCCCCCTTGTCCTCCAGCAAACTTCGTCGCCCCAACACCAGCCGCAGTCGAGCAAATAGCGCCGGAAGCACCTGCTCCACCCTTCGCTCCGACTTGAACAGCAGTTCCAGCTATCGAGGCGCAGTTACTCGTCGAATTGCATAGATAGGTGTCGCCGCCAGCCGCCGAAGCCACGGCTCCTCCAGCGCCGATAGATACGCCAACTACTGCGCTCGGCGTCAGTACAACATTGGTCTGAGCGGAATAACAGCCCCCATTGCCGCCAGTAGGAAGCGTACCATCCCCCGTCGCACCCAGATAACTGGCGCCCCCGCCCCCAATAACCTCAACTGTATTGCTACTGCTAAAATCACTTGGCACCGTCCAGGTCGTGCCGGAGGTTATAAAAACTACCTTAGTGGCGGCAAATGCTGCCGGCGACAGCAAGATCAGCGCAAGCGCGAGTCTTTTCACCACAACCCGACAATCCCGGTGCAGGTTGTATTGGTCGCCATCACGACCTTGGCGCGGATCGGCATAAAATTGCCGCTGGGCACGGCGGCGAAAGTAACTGCCACAGTGTCGTCGCGCAGGATCACGGCGATGGCGCAGGCCGCCGCTGCGCCAATATAGATCCCGCGCGTCGCGCCGAGCGCCAGCGGGGTGTTGTCGGCCGGAGTTATCGCCGCTGCCCGGGTGGCCTGGTTGATAACCTCGGCCGGCGGCCCGACGACTTGGGCGCGCGCCGCCGCCGGCACCAGCGCCAGCAGAAGAGCCGCCCCAAAAACCGTCCAGCCGGTCACGTCTTGCCCCGCTTCGCCAGGCGGCGCTGACCGGCGGCATCCTCCTTGCGGTCGACTGCCGTCTTCTCGTATTGCCGCTTGCTGATGCCGAGCCGCTTGGCGCCGGCGGCGTCCTCGCGGCGGTCGGCCGCCGAGCCCTCGTACTTCCGACGGGCCTTCATGCGAATTCCCTCTCTCTGATCTCTGGCCTCTGATCGCGATCTTCTGTCCCGAACGGGTCGTATTCGAACTCGACCGGCGATTTGTCGCGGTTCTCCGGGCGGAATTCCTTCGGCAATACCGGCCAGGCGAAGGTCAATGCCAGCGCGTCGGCGATGTCAGGCGAGCCGGCGCCGCGGCGTCTGAGATCGGCCTTGGATTCGAGTTGGATCTCGTCGCGCGGGTTGAAGCCGTATTGCGGGGCGGTGAGCTCGGCGACCAGTTCCGGGTCGTCGGGAATGGCGCCGACCTTGAGCCACTCGCGCATCATCCCCCAGACCTCGGCGCGCTTGTTGGCGTATTTGTTTTGCTCGGCCGAGACATCAGGTCGGTCGGGGCGGCTCTGGAAGGCGACTTCGAAGACCGGCACGCCGAGCTGGCGGCAGCGGTCGACGACGCCGGCGCCCATGCCGCCGCCATCGACAAAGATCGCGTCGGGATGCAGCGCGCTGAACTGCTCCGAGACGCGGCTGGCGAGCTGCATCGTGTCGAGGCCGCGGAACTGCATCGGCGGGGTAGTGCGGGCATCGCGCCCGCGCCGCACATAGATGACGGAAGCGTCGTCGCCAAAGCGCGCGACGTCGACCCCGAAGACCACCGGGTCGTGCGGGAACGAGACCGCCTCGCGCGAAGCGGCCTCGGCCGCCAGCGCGCCGTCGATGAACTGCAACGAGCCGACCCGCGGAAACTCGCCCTTGACGCGCACCCGGACAAAATCGGCGTCATCGCCGTAATCGGTGATCCAGCGCTTTATTTCCGCCTTGTCAGTGAACGAAACCTCGCGCGAATCGACGGTCCTGGTGCGCCAGCGGTGCGCAAACTGTCCGCCAGGAAAACATTTCTTAAATCGGGTATCGTTGCGGGTCGGATTCCCGAATACCGCCCAGATGATCTCGGTGTTGGCGTCGGTGAGCGCGCCTTGCGTGGTTTCCCAGATCGATTCGGGGATCGCGGAGGCTTCATCGAACACCACCAGGATACGACTACCTTGGTTGTGCAGACCGGCGAACGCCTCGGTCGACTTCTCGGACCATGCGACGACATCGATACGCCAGGTCTTCTCGTGCTCGGCCTCGCGCGAGAAGATGCACGACGCCTCGAGGCGGAAGAACGCCCGCCCGACAAACAGCCGATACCACTTGGCGAGCTCGGCCCAGGTCTTGGTCTTGAGCTGGACCTCAGTGTTGGCGGTCACGACGCCGCGGGTATCGGGACACGTGGCAATGGCCCACAGGATGATCCACGCGACGAGACAGCTCTTGCCCACCCCGTGACCTGACGCGGCGGCTTCGAGCAATGCCCGGTCGGGGCTGATCTCGGCGAGGTCTTTGAGAAACCGCTCCTGCCACGGCTCGGGACCGGAACCGCGGGCGAGCTCGCCCTCCTCCCCCCACGGGAAGGCGAACCGCACAAACGCCAGAGGGTCACGGGACAAGCCCATGAGCTCCTCAAAGATGTCGTCTTCAGATACGGACATTTCCGTTTTCGTCCACCGCAACCTCAGTGGCCGTCACCGTGGCTTCCGTGCCCATGCGTTGGGTGGCGCTGTAGACCGCCCGCTCCTTGGCCTGCACCTCGTCGTCCGCCTCGAGGATGATCTCCTCGTTGATGGCGGGAGCAGTTATTAGGACTTTGTAGATCATGTGCCTCTCAACCCTGCCCTTGCGGCGACGGTGGCGGGATGGCCCCGGCCTTGACGGCGTCCATGATCTGGTTCATCGACATACCCTGGCCGTTGCCGTGGTTGGTGGTCTGGTCGACGTGAGTTTGGGTCACTGAAGGACGACCCGCCGCTCCCTTCGACGGTTGGCCTGAACCATGGTTCGTGATGCGGACCGCGGGCTTACCCATAGCGCATTGCTCCTCTCTTTAAACCGGCTCTGGCCCTGGCCCGGATGGGGCCGTTCAAAACCTCAGCGACCACACCAGGGCGTAGATCAGCACGCTGAGAATCGTGCCGACGATCCCCAGCCACAGCACGATGCGCGCCTCGCGCGGGGCGAGCCCAAAGCTGCCGAGGATCGCGGCGGCGAGCGCGATGGTGGCAAACAGCAGGGCGTCCTTCACTCACCTATCGCATCCCCGGCATGAAGATGAAGACGCCCAACAGCAGCACGGCGATGAAGGCGAGCCACGAGCCCGCCCAGCCGAACTGCTGGATTGGGGCGACCGGGAGATTAGATAGAAACCACAGGAACATGCAGACGACGAAGAGGATCTCGATGACCATCAGCTGAGATACTCCTTGCTTCCGGTGAAGTGATAGACGGGCTGGTTGTCATCGATTGGTCTGGCGATCGGCGGGGAGTCGAGCGGCACACCCGACGGCGGATACAATCCGTAGGGCCAGGGATAACGCCCCCACACCTGGAGCCTGGCGTAGTTCACCGCCGCGATCCCCTCGTCATCGAGGCCCTCCATCAGCGGCGTGACCCGATAGCCGAACGGGGCCGGATCGAGGATCGTGCCGGCCGGGCACCAGCGGTCGTTGTTGGGGCCGACCGGAACGATGTGCGGGGCGAGCAGCTTGAGCTTCATCAGCACACTTTCACCGTGCCCGAGCTGTTCCACAGCGTACCAGCCGGGTAGCCGGTGCAGCTCGTCGGCAACCCTCTGACCGTCGACAGGGACGAGACGTTGAGGATTTGCTTGTCGGTCCCCGTCCCGGCGTCAGCAAGCGCGTTGGTAACGCAACTGAGGTTGTTGCCCATGATGGTGTAAAAGTTCGAGGTGCCGGCCGCGATTTGGACGCCGGTCGTCGCACAGCCGAAGACGCTCGAGGCGAACTCATTGTTGTTGACAACGAAATCCTGGACGTTGGCGGCGACCCCGACGGCGGTCTGCTCAGTGGTGAAAATGTTGTTGCTGACGACCGTGCGATAGCCGCCGCCGATAAAGACCCCAGTGCCGCCATTCAATGTTCCGCCTGTCCCGGTGCCGCCGATCCAGTTGCCGGTAATCGTGATGTCCCCTTGGAAACCCGATCCGATGGAGATCATCGTGCAGCCGGTTTCCAGGCAGTTCCCCAGATGCGAGTCGGTAATGCTTATCCCGTATCCTGCAGGGGCGTAGATCGTCGTCTCCAGGATCGACCCTATGGTGAGGTGATCCAGGTAGATGTTGTGGGGGACCACGCCTGCCAGCGTGTTGGTGAAGACGATAGCGTTGGTGAAGTTGGCGCTGAAATCAGAGTACGACAGGAAGGCGTCGAAGCCGGAGTTGGTGTCGAACTGCACCCCGTAATAGGGGTAAGAGCTGGACAACTGCCACGTCACGGAACCATCAGTAACGTTTGTTCGATACGCTGGGATGGATGGCTTACTACCGGCACTGGTGCCGCCAATCATAGCCTGCAATATGTAAGTGCGGGCGCCAGAGGTGACCTTGACAATAGCCCCGGTTGGATAAGCAGTAGTAGCGGCCCACGCGACGGGAGGCGTCACGCCGAAAGCAGGATTCGCCTGTGGGTATGCCTGATCGAACTTATCCCGGAACAGGTAGCCGCCGGTATTGGTAAAATAGACCAGCGCAGGACCATAGGACAGATCGGCCCGGGTCCATTCTATGTAAACTTCGTAGGCATTCGCGTATATGGCGGCGTTGCCGCCCTCGATCTTGCTGTTGTTGATCGTACACTCGACGCAGCCATTGCTGCCACCAAGCAGATTGACGGTGTTGTTGACGGTAAGCGGATTCTGGCTCCCGAGTATGCCGAGATTGACGATCTCATCGTGATAGCCCGACATATTGACAATCGAGACATCGGCACCGCACGCACTCAACACTGAAACTTCCCGGTTCGACCCCAACAACGTAATGCCCGCCCGCGCCACCGTCAGCGGGCCGGTCTTGATGCAGTACGTTCCGGGCGGAAAGAATAGCGTCCCGCCGGTGCTGGAGAGGGTGCCGATACAAGCCTCGATCGAGGCGGTATCGTCGATCGAGCCATTGCCGAGCGCGCCGCATCCCTTGACGTTGGTGGCAATCTGGTTCAACGCCGGGGGCGGGGTCGCCCAGTCGGCGCCAAAGGTCGGGCCGAGCCAGGTCCACACCGAGCCGGGGACCGGGTTGGCGTTGACTGCCCACACCCGGTAAGCCCCTGCGGTTATAGCCGCACATATGACCACCGCGCCTAGCCAGTACAGCCGCCACCCACTTCCACCCGTTCGCACGCGGTTGTCCCGCCCACTTCCACCCGTTCGCACGCGGGCGTCTCGTCTCATCGGGCCCTCCTGGCCGCGATAAAGCCCCAAGCGGTACAGGTGGAAACCGCGAAATTAACCGCCGCCACCAGGTAAACCGGGGTCGTCGCGGCGAGCGATACTCGACGTTTGCCGGTCGGGAAAATGCATAATTGGCCGGCCGGGCCGGCATAAGCCATTTGGTGACGCCCCTGATCGTTGCTGTCGGTATTTGCCGAAGCCAGGCTGACCGACACGTTGAAGCCGGAGAGCGTCGTGGTGCCGGCGGGCTGGAAGCCGACATTGCCCTCGACGTCCCAATCGCCGGCAGTCAAGGAGATACTGGTGACGTTGGTGAGGACGCCGTTCGAGATGCCGCTGCCGGGATAAGCGACATCCGAGCTTACATATTCGCCGACATTGCCGGCCGCCGCGTTGTTGTTAGTGGCGGTTCCCGCCAGACCGCCGGTCAGCGTCAGGTTGCCGCCGCCGCTCAAACTCAGCACATTGGCCGTCGCCGTGCCACCGGTCGGTGTCAGGTTGATGTCGAGCCGTGTGCCCTGCGCCGTGTTGCTCCAGTTCTCGGTCGCCGCGACCTGAATAAAACCGCGCGTTCCGCTCCACGCCGAGGCGCCATACCCGACAAAATAGAGCTGCCCCAACGGTTGACCACTCGGCAGCGCCGCCGGCAGCGCGGGCGTACCATAGGCGTGCCCCATCAGGATGTAGGGTGAGCCGCTAGGACCATTTATGAAACCGCACAGCCCGCCGTCGTTGACGGCCCCCCAGTACGGGCTGGACGCAACGGGGCTCGTCCCTGCTCCCATAAGCAGTGCCGTCGTCATTCCCACGGCGGCGTTGTTGGTCCCGGTGCCGATTGGAAAGGTCGCTGCCCCGGTGCCGCCCAACGATGTCGTCCACGGTGTCTGGCTCACCGCCGCCGTCACCTGCCCCTTGGCGTTGACGGTGATCCCCTGGAAGGTGCCGATATTAGCATTGACGTTTCGTAGGGTAGTGGCGATCGCCGTCGTCCCGGAACCGGCGATGTCGCCCGACAGCGTGATGGTCTTGTTGGGAGCGGTGGTGACAGCGGCGGCGACAAAAGCCGTCGTGGCGATCGAGGCGTCGGCGTCGCCCGGGGCTGCGGTGGGTGCCTGCGGATCGCCGGTGAAATGGGGCGAGTTGAGCGGGGCATAGCCCGCCCCATAGGCGAGGGTAGCGGCGTTTACCGGCCGCGGCCCGTAGTCGAACCGCTTGAGCTGCTGCGTGGTGCGGAAGAGGCGGGGAGGGTCAGCCACCTCTCTATTTGACCTTTTTGAGACGCGGGTTCGCTTTCTTTGCGGCCGGGGATGCGCCCCGTGTCGCGGCGGCGAGGATGGCGCCCGCGCGCTCCTTGGAGACGCCGGAGCGGCTGGCGATCTTCGACGCTACGGCTTTAAAGCCCGGATGTGACTTTGCCATATTCGCGCCACTATGCTGCCAACCTGCTGCCAGCCTTGCGCGCGAGTTGGCGTTTTGTCAAGATGTAGTAGTTTTCGGTGCTTTAATGACAAGACGGCGGATTCTCCTCCCTAACCTCGCTGCGTGTCTGGTCGGGCTACTGGTGCCGACGATGACCGGCTGCGACCTGCGCGGGTGCATCTGCCAGGAGGCGCTGGTGATCAAGCGCAACGTCGAGGACGAAAAGCAGAGCAAAGAATTGCAGCTCGGGAACACGCAAACAGGCGAAGGCGCCACCATCAATATGAAAATTCCGGCCAATATGAACGCCTCGCTATGCCTGTGCTGATCACGGTATGCAGCCGG